CTCCAAGATGAACTTGTGCATGGATTCCCAATCACTCGTACCGTAGGTAGTCTTCACTGTGCGGTAGACGAGGCCGGCCTTGGTCTTGATGGTTTCCATTCCGGTCTCACGCATTTCATCGCTGATAGCGATCTTCACCCGGCGCATCTTCTGCTCAAGGTCCTTGAGTTCTGCATCTAGGGTTTCTTTCTTGGCGTACATTTTTACGTACACGCCGACAAGCTGATCTAAAGATACGTCTGACATTTCATTCTCCAGTTGAACTCGGTCTAATGCCGATGGGAAAAACATACTATCAAACTTTATCTTAGTCAAGCAAAGTTTTGTAAAGATCGATTAACTTTCCGTTCTCTGTGATCCGGTTGTCGAGCATACGGTAGACGTGTTTCTCTGCGTTTGAACCTTGGAGTTTTACCACTGTGACGGGATGACGCTGCCCTGCCCGGTGTGCTCGGGCATTCGCCTGTGCGTAAGTTTCGAGGCTGGAAGTGGGTCCCCACCATACGATCGTATCAGCAGCGGTCAACGTCACTCCATGAGCCGCCGCTTGTGGTTGGATAATCAGGATACGCGGATCGGATTGAGTTTGGAATCTCCTGAAAATATCTGCCCGTTTCCCGGCTGACACTTCGCCGCTGATTACGTCTGTATCAAAGCCATCACCCATCAACTTCTCACGGAGCAGCTCTATAGTGTGCTTGAACGGAACGAAGATGAGAACCTTCTGGTTTGTCTCGTCGATGACCTCTCGGAGTACCTTATACCGATTGGCAATATCAAAGTGGAGAGTCTCTCCACTATCGGCATATACCGCACCGCAATTATGGACGATGATAGGACCTTCTTTACCGGCTACAACAAACCTAGACCGGGGTCCGCAATTAAGTAAGTCGTAAGTTTTTTTCTGCTGTCTGGCGGTATCGTCAGAGCTAAATCTATAGGCCAACCCGCCTTCAGCCGCCTCCTCAAAGTGACAGACTTGAGCCCGTATCCCTCTGCTGCTTGTGCTACAGTCATTTTTCCATTCGGTGTATCTATAAGGGTGTTCACCCTCGTGTTGCGCCCCTGCTCCTTGGGTGTAGCCCACCGACAATTCTCCGGTGAATACGGGCCGTTGTTGTCTATCCTGTCTAGCGTAAGTCCAACCTTGTGTGTAAGCCCCATATCCGACCAGAACATCTCGAATGAAGACCGCCAGCGTTCGCATACAAAGACCCCACGTGCCCCGTAATTTCCGTAATCCTTGTCCGATGGATCGTGGCATCTCCGTAGCATATTGCTGTAGTTTGAATAAACTTTTGTTTTGCTCATTTTGTGTGTTTCGTTGCCGTGGTGGCACCCACAGCTCCTCGGGTGTTTCCTGTGCTTCGTTCTCAAATACTGACTTCTTCGCACCACCTTCCGCCCACACTCGCACAGGCAAAGCCACGTCGCGCATTGCACCGAAATTCCGTTCGTCGTTCCAGCTCTCTCTATAACTGTCAGGTACCCGAACTTCTGCCCGGTTAAGTCTTTTGCTGGGTTTGCCATAAATAATATCCTCCGCTGTCCGCCACCCTTTGGTAGTAAGTACTTTGTGGTCCGAAGTCATCATTACTCCGTAACACTCACTCACTTCTTTTCCCCCACGGAATACAGCCCCATCTTGCCTGACCCACGCTTCTCCATCCCAAACTCTATGTAGGGGTGTTACATCTTGGATTGGTATCCAGCCAAACTCCGTAAGGACAGGCGTATTGTACGCTATACAAGATATCTGTAACAGTTTGTTGAGTCCCACGGCGGCGTTGACGGCTGTGATCTGTTCGCCCGTTGTCTGCACGACGAGTTGCTTGCGTAGGGCCTCGTAGTATTTCTTCTGCTGGGGGGTTAGCTCTACATCACGTACCACGTAGGTCATTTCGGGGAGGTCCAGACATTCTTCCTTGGTGTACCTGATCGCCGGTTGCAGGGCTTCGAATACCACTTTATCTGCGTTGGGACGAACCATCCATTTGAACGTAGTGACCTTGGTCATCACCATGTCTTTGAATGCCGTAAAGAACTGAGGCACACCCTTCGGATTGACGAGCTTGGCTAGACCATACGCATCTACCGGGGACTGCGCCGCCGGAGTGCCTGTCATCATCCATAACCACGTATCAGGAGTCAGGATACGGTTAAGCGTTTTCCATCTAGCCGTCTGAGCGTTCTTATAGGCGTTGGCTTCGTCGACGATAATTAAGTCAAAGCCACCTTTCTTTATTTCTTCCTCTACGATATTTAATCCGTCGTAGTTAATGATGACGAACTCGGCACCGCTATTGATGATCTTGACCCGTTTGTCCTTAGCTCCATAGGCTATATCTGCTGTGCGGTGCATAGCGAAATTGAATAAGTCACCACGCCACGCCGAGTCCATGATGGACAGGGGGCAGACAATAAGTGCCCGTTTGATCTTGCCTAGCTTCATCAGGTAATCAGAGGCCCAGATAACGGAACCTGTTTTTCCGGTTCCTTGTTCATTAAGAATGAAACACCTGCGATGCAAGGTGGCGAACGATGCGGTGTCCTTCTGGTGCTCGAAGGGTTTGTATCTTCCGGGCCAGTCATAGCGACCCAGAATGGGGGACGGTACGTCCTTAATCTGTAGGTTCTTCAGAACTTGGGCTTCCTCTAGGTTCCAGTGCACAAGCACCTTCCCATCGCCCATGTCCTTACTCTTGGGAATCACGGTTGTGATCCGTCCGGGGTTACGTACGTTCAACAATAATGCTTTATTATCAATTACTTGCATGTCATTCTCCTAGTTATTAGACGAACAAAGAGAGGAGTAAACAGGCCCTATTCCCTGCTTACCCCTTACTCTTGTGCCGATTCCCCGCTAATGAAGACAAGACAGGAGAGACAGCGGTGTCGGCTGGTGCGGTTTATTATGTAGGTCGCAATCTAACCCTCGACTAGCCCACTCACACCGTACGGCTAGCCGAATCCAACAAATCTTAACGCTTCTTGCGTTCTCGCTTGCTCGTCTCAGAGACGAGGTTACTCTTTTTATCACGTTTAAACGATCGGTTCTTTGCGGCAGTGGTGATGTATACACCGTCCTTATTCGAACCACCTTTGTCCAGCGCCTTGCGGTGCGCTACGTCTTTACCTTCACGGGCGTCCGCTTCTCCGTTACCGTTCCTATCGGGTAACTTCTTATCGAGAGCTCGCCTAGCGCGTTGGCGCTCCATACGACGTGGAAGTTCATCCCTCTTCTTTTGCATTTCATATTCGTGCTTGTAAGGGCGTGGCTTGTTTACGTAGGGCATTAGTTTCGTCCGTTATGTGCACACTCTAAAATTGGGCAGTGCTTCTTGCATAGTCCCGATGGGCGCGGATTCCACACCCCGTTGTCGTACGCCGAACGTAACCGGCCATACTCCGTCAACCATTTCACCCACAACTTATCCTGATCCTCAGCCTTGTATTTCTCTTTGGGGAAGCTACCCGCTACCACGAAAAACAACCCGGCCTTTACCCTCGTCACTTCTGGGTAGTGCTTGAACACAGCCATTGCCATGAGTTCCAACTGTCCAGAGTCTGCGTACTTAGCAGAAGCCCCGGTCTTGTAGTCAATGACGAATGCACGATCACCATCAATGATAAGGAGGTCAGCGATACCTCGCCACCATGCGTCCCTGCTCTTAAAACTACACGGCTCCAGATCCTCTGTGAGCGCAAATTTCAGTTCGCAGTGCTTGTCTCCCGGCAACTTGTTGAGCCCGTCGAGCGCCTTACGAAACCTTTCAAATTCTTTAGGGAGGTCAGCCCCGTCACGGATGTAATCTTCAGCCGCCTTGTGGAAGCGGTTCCCATACAGGATAGCGTCCGTTTCCTCCATAGGGTACTCCTTGAGTACCTTCAAATGGTAGTACTGCTTAGGGCAGGTGATGAAGTTCTTAATCGAAGAAAACGACCATGACGGGGACTTACTCATTCGTAGCAACGCTCCATGAGAGCGGCATACCCACAGATATCCACAATGCTATCCCGATGCTCCGGGTCGTTAGCTAGTCTGGCGGCTTTCAACAAAATCATCATTACGGCTACGTCCTTGTTGGTAAGGGATCGATCCCCTACTGACTCCAGATAGGAGTTCCACATTTGTGCAATGCAGTCCAGATTCTTAGACGGATGCCCGTACGTCCTCTCACGGTCTCCGTAAATAATGTCCTGCGCTTCTTCAAGCACATTAATGCTAGTCATTATTACCCCCTCTATTTGTGAAATTAGGCCTCACGGACACGGCATCTTCGGGACTCCACCCATGAGCTAATCGATAAGAGATCGTGTTGTGCCTAATGCCGGTTTTTTGCGCCCACTCCGCAATGGTCATACTGATACCAGTGATTGTAAGTACGCGGTTAGTGCGCCGGTTATTGTTTTGTTCAGCGGCATTAGCCCACCGGCAGTTCTCCTTTGCGTATCCTTTGTAGTTATCTACGCGGTCTATAGACGCTCCCTTAAAAGGCTGCTTGCCCATATCCGCGAAGAACACATTAAAGTCGTACCACTCTTGGCACACCCGCACTCCTCTACCGCCGTAGTTATTGTAGGCTTTGTGATTTGGGTTGTCACAACGCGCCATCATGCTACGCCACACGGCGTACTCTGGGATTTTGGACTTACCGTGCGTTTTGTTAGCACACCCACCGCATGAGGTTGATTGGCCTCGACGCACCGAGCGCTCGTCTACCCATTTATCTTTACCACACACGCACACGACATACACCTCGAACACCGACTTGCCGAGGCCGGATTTAATCCGGCGCTCGTCTTTTATAGTCAGCAGACCTTGTGTGGTACCCACCATGCTAGGGAGGGTCCGTTTGCGTTCACGAGGTTGCGTTCTCCACGAATCAGCAATCTTTAAGGGTTTTTCCATAGCCGGCTTCCGCATCCAGTGGGATATCAGGCATCCAATCAGGGGGCGTTCGCATTACGGATAACGTCAACTGCATAGCCGCGTCAGCCTCGTCCTCTGGGACTACCATATAAAGCGCATCATGCACGGTCAGAGCAATGGGGTAGTGCTTACTTAACTGAAGCATGTGCTCAGCCATAATGCACCGGGCTACAGCTTGTGTCAAACCCTGAAATACTTTTGACCCATAGATTTTATCTCGCCCATATCTTGAGGCGTAATCCCATTGGGGACGGTCATCGTTCATTTCGCATCGCAAGTCGGTATAGCGTAAGTACAGACCAGACGGCAGTAGTAATCCTTTTTTACCGTTTACCTTGCAAAACTCGTTACGACCTATGTAGTACGTGTCATCTCTCGAAATAGCTTTGAGTACCTCTTCCCCTGTTCGCCACACACGAGCTACGTTTGCGTACTCTGACCGGTACATCGAGACAATGCGCTTCGCTTCATCTTCACCTATATCCGAGCCCGATCCGGCTTTGATAGCGGCTCTAATCTTGATCGCTCCGACGCCATAAATGAGCGACAACTGCGAGGTCTTGCCGATGAACCGTTGCGCCTTAGTTACTTCGTCATACGGAGTATTAAACACGCTAGAGGCAAAGTCCTTGTAGAGATCAACCCCTTTACCTAGGAGTTCTAACTTGTCCATCTGACCTGCTATCCACAAACCCACGCGAAGTTCAATGTTCGATAGGTCAGCGCCGACAATAACGTGCCCTTCTGGAGCCATTATGGTTCGCTTTAATGTGGAGTCACGGGGGACATTCTGTAGATTTATAGAACCCTCAGCCGCCCATCGCCCCGTTTTAGCACCGTAGTATTTAAGGGGTACAGGCAACAAACCCCGTTCAGATATGCCTATAAAGCGTTCTGTTCTGGTTTCTTCGATTGTGCTCTTAGTCCCGAGTCTTGCCGCAACAATAGCTTGTACCCGGATATCGGGGTGCTCAGCTAAGGCTTTAAAATCATCGTCGGTCTTGGCAAATGCAAATGCCTCCTTGCCCGTCGTTGGGCTTATCTTCGTAGGAGGTACTACCCCGTATGACCGCAGCAACTCCGCAAACTTCGGGTTACTCATCAGGTCATCCTTGTCATGCCCGGCCTCAGTGAGCAGAGCTTCCTTCTTCTGCTGTATGTCCTTGAGGTGCGTAGCCAGCAGACTACGGTCCAGTACAAGTAATGGACGTACGAACATTTTCAATGTCAGGTCTATCAGCTGCATTTCTTTCTTAGGGAAACCACTTCGGACCATCTGGCTGAAGATATCGTAGGTCAGTTCTACGTCGTTGATACAGTAGTCTCCATACGCACTAAGTTCTTCCTCTGTGAAGTCCTCACGTCTCATACCATCGGCACTTATAACTTCAGTCCCTTTCTGCCCTACACCATAGAGTTCAGCGAGAGCCTTCAGCGATGCGGGTGCGTCGAACCCATGAATGGCCTTAGCCATCAGCATCGTGTCAGCGTACCGCTTGGCATGGATACCAAAGATCTCGGACAGGATGAACCCGTCGAACATGGTGTTCTGACAGACCAGCATGGAGTTCTCAAAGTCGTAGTTCTTCAGAAAACCACGTAGCTCCTTGTGCGTACCACTCGCCCAATCTGTCTCTCCATCGTTGACCTTTACGGCAACACCAATCGCTTGGAACCTCGGGTCACGTATGTACTCTTCGGTAGTGCTTTTTTTCAGCGTGTAAGTCTTTGAATCATAATGAGTTTCTAGGTCCAAAGTTATTATATTCACTCCGGGTCCCCCATCAGTCCTGTATCCGGCAGGATACTGTTGTACGTACCGGGAATCGGTATAGGTGACAGGTGAATAGGAGGATCGTATGTACGAACAGGTTCCGGCGTTGTCTCCACTCGACTTCCCATGTAGTCGCCCCGGTAGTTGTAGTAGTTGGTGTACGGTCCGTTCTTAACAGACGTGCCTTCGTACGTACCGTAGTTGTTGTAGTAGTTTGAGTTTGCCGTGGCGGTTCCTGCTATTAGCAGGAGTAGTAGGGTTTTCATTCTTCCTCCTCCCATTCGATGCGGATGGTGTCGGTCGGATCTATGTCGTACCTGCGGTCAGCCAAGGCTTCTTCATTTGTTGCATACGCATTAGATATATGGGCTATCCCTATATGATTGGGCTGTGTGGCTTTATAAACATTCACCCACCCCTCCTTCTTTACGATCTTGGGTTTGATGCGGTATTCGTTATCCGCTTCCCAAGTAGGACGTTGCCCCGCGTACTGCCATAAGTGACCGGGTCTTTTAAACTCAATTTCCTCACCCGCCGCCCACGCGACGATCACATCATAATGACGGTGTTTAGTTCCCATCTCACTCCTCCAACGCCTTGCTCAGTCCTTGCACCGATTCGTTGAGTGCTTGTACGCTCACACGTAGGGCTTGGAGTTCCCACATCAAACCAAGGATAAGTTGGTCAATAGTGGGCTGGGGCATCTGCTGTTGTTCTTCATTCATCGTTCAATCTCCTGTTATCACGTTTAAGTGCTCGGTCTACACATCGGGCGCAACGCCAATGTTGTTTTCGAGGGCCGCATAGCTTACCCCCATCTACGGGTCTGTACTTCCTGCATGAGGAGCAGTACCTCTTGTGGTTTGGTTCTAGTTGTTCGTGCATCAAGGTGTGCCTAGGTAGTGAAAGTCGTTAATGACATCACGTAGTTTCATGGAGGTCCACCGCTTCCACTCATCCTTGGTCGATCCCTCTAGGGCCACACGCAGTCCTTCTAGAATCTGGTGCGCGTCATCTCTCCTGTACCCGTCCTTCACCAAGAACTCCACCTCGCTCACGATGGTGTCGATATCTTCGTCCCTGAACTTCCCACCACTCAACTTACTGCCCATTGTCTTTTTCCTCCCGCCAGTATTGTTCCCACGGCTCCGCGTTTTCCACCTTCATAGTCGGCTTGAACCCACCGGGATAGCTAGAAAGCATGGCCGCATCCCTAAGCTGATAAAGGCATTGTAGATAGCTCCTAGCCTTATATATCTCGTCGTTAATATGTTTGATCTGGGCCTCTTGGTGCTGTCGCCATTGCTCGAAGAGCTCTTCATTCATCATCCACTCCTATCCCGTGGTGTTTTTCTGCGAAACGGATGCCAGCCCTAAAAGCGTCATAGGGGAAACCTCGTATTAGAAGCGCCATTTTTATCTCCTCCTCCGTCATCGGCTTCCTTGCTGGCTCGGGTCTGGTGTAGAGGGGTTCTATTTCCCATCCTTTACGCACCCAATAAGGCACATTGTCCTTATCCCATTCCAATTCAAAATACTCATGGTCTTCGCCATCTTGTATTTCTATTTGCGAACATAGCCACAACAACGGCTCCGCTTCTGGCTCGGGTCTGGTGTAGAGAGCGCGGCGTTTATATTCTGGGTACATCCCGGCGTCATCGAATACGTCCTTAGCTACATCAATCCACGCAGTGCTGGTTGATCCTTCAGCCATTGCTATTTGATGCACAGGCTCCGCTTTTGGCTCGGGTCTGGTGTAGAGGGGGATAAAATCATCCCTTTGTTTAGGCTCAACTCGGCATAAGAACGGCATAAATTGCGCTTTGTCTAAATGGTTTGGCTGAATAAATGCCACAGGCTCCGCTTCTGGCTCGGAGTCAAGATAAGTGCGAATGTCTTCTATCAGTGGGTCATACTGCGTAATACTTCCTTTGTAGTCCCACTTTTCTTGAAAATAATGGTCAGCGTAAGCGCCCCAGTCAGATATCTCTTCCTTGGCGTCTTTTAGGGCCTCAAGCGCCCGTCTCAAAAGTTCGGTTGCGGTACTCATGACAACACCTTCTGTCCTACCCAAAATAAAAAAATACATGACAGACCAGTTAGGATGAAAAACGTAAGGATGCCCAAAGCAATTTTTATATCTTCCTTATTCATTCCATCACCTCCACAACATTCTCTTTCTTAATGCACAGGCGTTCGCTGTGGGAAGTCTTGCCTACCATCGTGCTGTACTTACTCGGTACACCTCCGGCTTGTTCGCACTTCGCCGCCCAGATCCCTTCGTACTCGGCGCTCAACCCCGCGAGGTACAACCCACCACCGATGATGAGCGCAGTGATTACCACAAACACCAAAAACATCTTCGCTTCAAAGCTATCCATCACTCCTCCCATGTTATTAACGTGGTGCATACGTACGTGTTGACGTTGCACTTGCCGCTGTTCTCCGCGTCCGTAACGTTCTTATAAATCTTGCTACCAAACTCGATCTTCCCGGTCTGCTCTCTGTAGACATTCACCCACCCTTCGCATTTCTCGGTTGCTAGGTACAAGTCGTAAGTGTCACTCTCGTACATGCCCACACCGTCTTCGGTCCATCGGAAGAACTCCCCGGCGCATACACCCACCATACGGAACTCATCTTCTGTTAAGTCCTTAAGGAGAGCGATGTTCTTCACGTCCTTACCTTCCTTAGTAACTACTCGTGATCCTGACAGTGCCTTCTCTAAGTCAAACGGTTTCATCACGCCTCCCACCTACCTTCGTCACGCATCATGCTGTTGTGCATCACTCTAAGGAGCACGTAGCTATGGCACTCCCCGGCGTCCACTAGGCTTATGCCTTCATGGTTAGCACCGATGGAGTTCTGGCGCTCTGCTGACCGCGTCCACAGCTTGGTACCGAACTTATCGAACCCAATAATCAGGTAATAACCTGTCGCGTACTTACTCACTCTCCACCTCCCATTCTTTGATGCCATGCTCCTGCTCGATGAGACGGGCAAAAGCCTTAACCTTACCACCGCTCTGCTCCCAGAGTTCCTTGAGCCTCTCGTCAGACATAGGTCGATCGCCCCAGACCAGAGGGTGATGCCCCTCCGTAGGTTTCTTCGTCCTATCTACTTCCTGCAGGATGCCATGCGGTGCTAGCCAGTAGGGAACCAGCGCATCCTTGCGCCGATCCCATGACGTTTGTACTTTGTTGTAGGCCACGGACTAATTGCTCTTGTACAAGTTACTGACCCATACACCCACGTTGTTATTGTGGCTGTGCTTAGATGATCCGGGGGTGGTTACTTCTTTCTGCTGAGTGGCGTACCCCTGCTTCGACATGGACACCAACATACTGACCCAACAGTTGTGGTGATGAGGTTCCCACAGTCCGTTCTTACGTGCATAAGCACACGGCACACTACCGTCAAAGGTCTGACGCTCATGGCATAGCCTGATGAACAGGCGTTCGTACTCGTCTTTCCAATCGTCGTGAGTGCGCTCAATGTTGGCTTGAACTACAGAGGATTCATAGGGGTTATACATTTTCTTCACCCTCTTGCCCCACGTTCTCAATCGCTTGCCCCAAGGACAACGCCGCCAACGAAGTTGTCAGGAGTTTGGACATGACTAGCGCCCCGCCCGTAAGCGACAGTCCTCTAGATTGTAGGTGAACACCTAACGCAGATACTTCCTCGTTAAGCCATTCGTTGTTGAGCGCCTTGGTGATTGATTCGTTAAATTCCTGCTGATCCATTTTCATTCTCCGGTTGTTTAGTTACTCGTCCCGTCCAGTTGCAGTAGACACATTCCCACGTAGCATCGTGGACGTTCCATATATCGGCACGTTTACCGCATTCGGGGCATAGCCCCGGCTTGGTGTTAGGTGCATCGAAGTCATCCATTCTTCTCACGCTCCTTCAGCATGGCATCTGCCATGAGGTAAGCTGCTCTCGCTGTAGCATCAACCCCTTCATTCATCCTCCATGCTTTATCTGATACATATCCCTCCATAGCCTTAGCCGCGAAGTAATCGCGGAGGGTCATGCCATCAAACGCCAACGTAATATCTGTCTGTTGCGGAAACGCCGGGCCTCCATCTTTAATCGTCGTCATACCCACCTCCTCCAGTGGTAAAGTCCCAAATAAGCAGGACGATAAATAACGCTATACCTACAAGTGTTAAACTTTTCTCAATGACTTCAGTTGTCACTTATCTTTCTTCCCCATTCTGAGTTCGTGGCTGTGTAACTTCTTGCCCGGATGGGCTACTTCGCCAGCAGCTTTCGCTACTTTCGCCGCAGCCTCACGCCCTGCAAACGTACCGTCGGAGAGGATGAACCCTCTCTTACCGTCCTTGCCTTCCCGCTTCACGATGTCATCGTGCGACATTTTCTTGGTGCCTTTAGCGATCTTGCCATCCGGGTACTTAATAGCCGGTTCCTTTACGGTTAATTTCTTCATACAACCTCTGCTCCAAATAGCTGATAATGATCTTCGCTCTAGCCAACTCGATTTCGAGTTGGTCGATCTTTCCGTCTATGGGTTGAATAGGGTTGGCTTGCTTCCATTCGCCTGCTGTTTTCTTCACTTCCTTTGCCATCTGCTCTGCATCCTCTTCCCACTCCTTGGGTACTTCGATCTTGTTAGTCTGCTGACTACGGGGATTCTTGCTAGGCGGTAGCTTTCCCTGCTTACGTAGGGTCCACATGATCTGATGCACATAAGCCGGTGATAGGTCCAAGTCAGATGCCATCTGACGGACAGTCATAGCGGGATTCTTTTCGGCGTACAGCAGTACAGTTTCGACGTTAGTCATTTTGCCAATTCTGGTCATTTTCATTCTCCAATATGGTTTTTAGTTTCTCGATATCCGTTTCATAGATCACCAACGCAACGCCTCCTGCGTCACGTATACGTGAGAGGTTCAACTCTTGTAGTGTCGTTGTCCTCCCCTTACCGGCTTTCGTTTCGATGCCGATAAATCTTCCCCGATGGCACACCAGAAAATCTGGTGCACCTTGGGTCCCGTACCCGCCTGTGACGGGCATGACGTAGTAACAATTCAAGCTATCCAGTAGCTTCCTCACGGCTACTTTCACCCGTTTTTCCGGTGTCATTGCCATTCGCGTAAACCCAAAAAACTAATTCGCTGATGCGCCGTCCGATACCAGTCACCTCCCTCCCTTCGGTCGAAGTCGGGTTAATCACCATGAGGACAGCAAGTTTCTCCTGAGCCCAATGAGGCAAGTCATCTACGGAGTCGTAGTGCTTCTTGAGTCCGGGGCTAAAAGAGTCTATTAGATCATAACAATCTGTGTCAATACTTGCATTTTTATTAAGTTTTAACCTGTAGATCGGGTTGTTAGTTATCATCGCAAGGATGCCCGGCAGGACATCCCGCTCTACCTCTATCTGTCCGTTTGCCTTAGAGTTCTTGAACTTCTTCAGCATGAACTCACCGAACTGTTTGTTGAACGCGGGTGCGTCTGTCTCTTCGTAGATCAGGTCAAATAGGATATTCGCACGTACGCGGTCCTGCTTCTCTAGCACTATGTCATCATGGCTCATTGTTCAAGTCCCTCTCTAACCAGAAAATGTTGTTGCTGTACTTGTACCCAACACGAGTGGCGTACTGCTTGTCGTTGAGAATCTGAAGCACAGCGATCCTACCCGCTATCTCCTCCGGCAATTCCTCTACGCTGTAGCAAGTTTCGGTGGTGTTTGTTTTGAACCTAGCTTCTTGTCGCATGTTTGCACTACCTCGGATTACATGGACCCGTGGGTACTCGCCTTCTTCTACCCTTACGAACGTCATGGCCGGTGCATACCTACGCACTTCATCCCACTCGGCGTATGCCTCGTCAATGTGCATCATGGCATCGGCAAATAATTCCGTAGCAAACCTAATCCCAAGCCCCTTCAGGTGCTTCATTTCCTCCATGAAGTTTGCGTGTACACCCCAGCTACGTGTGTACTTCTGACACAGGTCATGCGCCTTCCGGCTAGATTGGTCTACGTGTTTAACCGCCTCGTCACGCACCTCATCGTACATAAAGTGGATGAGTTCTTCGTTGGTATAGGGCACGAGATACTTACGTGCTTCCTTGACAGCCTTCTTGATATCCTTCGGGGCCACCATCTTATGCTGATCCCTATGAGGACTGAACTTACCGTTAGCGATCCTCCTGCTACATACCCACGGACTTCCTGATCCGTTTTTGCTTAGGCTAATATCACCATAGCCGACCGAACCTAGGGCATACGGGTTGTTGTCCATCACCGCGTAGAACTTGGTAACGTACTCAGCGTTGTCGCTCACCCTTGGGTGAAACGTCACATGAGGCATGGCCTTAGTCAGCTCCTCCATATACAGCATGAGCATATAAGGTACGGGCACACCGCCAAACCAATGCAGATGCCCATCCTGTTGTCCACGCAAGATAGCCTTAGACTTACGATCTAAATGCTCCTGCGACTTAAATACTTTTGTTGGTACTAACTTAATACTCACTGTCTTGTCTCCTTAGATTTCAACTTCTTTGGTTGTCAACATACCGCCTACTCTCTGCACTAACCTCCTGAACCTGTCATAAGACTTCTCATGCTCACAGAACATATAACCATCGGGTGTTTTCCATGTGTGAGGGCCGCTCGTTACAGTTTTATACCTAGCTTCAAACGCATCGATATCAACCGCCGCAAGTACACAAAAAGCAAGTCTCTGCTCTGCATAAACATCCGGTTCATCCAGTAGTCCACGGACTACCGATGGGTCCATAGCATGTACACCACGCCAGTCTAAGTTCAAAGCTTCTCGCTTCTCACGTACCTGATCGTGCAAGGTATAGCCGAACACAGGAAGAATCACTCTTGCGTATTCCCAGAGTTCTCTGATCTTCTTGTTGTACTGCTTGGTTATCTCCCGATTTACTATCGGCACAGTCTTTGTGTACCCGCCATGTGACAGCACATACGCATCACCACCTACGTGCTTGAACTCAAGGTACCTGTCCTCACGCTCTATCAACTCGTGATGTTTAGTTTGAGGGTTGTAGTCATACTTCCTGATGCCCTTGGGCAATACATACTTCTGCCCCTGATGGCTGATCCAATGCAAGCCTGAGCTATCGAACTCATGCCGTAACTTAGCGGGTAAGAACGTATCCAGAAACTTGTACCGGGACCATGACGCACTCATGTTGATGTTGCTACGAATCTGCACGTAGTCACCGTCCGCTCTACGTTGCCACACGATAGGTGATAGGGTCAGCAGTCGATCTAGGTCTTCAGCCTTCTCACTTTCCGGCCTACTCGGATCACCATACCCTCCGGCAAACCAACCATCTGCCAGTGCATACGTGTTGTCATCTACCTTGATGATCCGCTCCCACCACTTAGACCGCTTCTGCAAGGGGCGAATGTCCCACTCCTTACGTTGACCACGCAACGGCGTGATTGCGTTGTATACCTTCTCGATGCCGTCGAATGAATTCAGATATGAATAAAGCCACATTGTCTTATCTCCTGTCGTTCTGACTGTCAGAATGGTTAATCAATATGAATTGTCACGCCCACGTCAGCCGTGGCTCGCTTGTTACCGTTGATGGCCCACAACACCGGGACGGGCCACGTGCCCCACGATCCACCTAGATACCCGTCCGTGAGCACCACTACGCACTCTACGTTCAAGGATTTCTCCCTGATGTACTCAGGCACACACTCAACTGTCGTGCCACCACCTCCTGCGGGCTTAGTGCTCTTAATCAAGTCATCCAACTCATCCTGTAAGTACACCTCATGACGTGCCACCTCAGTGTCCCAATACATGACATGCACTCGTGCCGGCTTCACTTGGTCACAGATACCAGTGACCTCGCCCATGAAGTGAGCCAGCTCCCGATCACCGATCGAACCTGATGTGTCGATAGCCACCACGATGTCACCAATAGCCTCACTCACACTACCGGGCATCAGCAAGTCCATGCTCACATAGCGCCTATTTACACGGCGATAGGTAGAGAAGTCCTTACCTGCTGTCGTGCTCGTTACGAAGTCACGGAGTAATGTCCGCCAGTCCTGCTTGGTTTCTAGCAACTCACCTAAGAGCCTGTCACCCCCTGTACCTAGCTTACCTGCCACTATGGCACCCTGACGTATCGCCTCGTCAATCTCCTTGGCTAGTGCTTGCCTATCCTCTGCGCTCATTTCCTTGGCGTTGGCCCAGTCATGCTCGTCCATACCCGAGCCACTTCCGGCTTCACCTTGACCGCCACCACCCTGACCACCTGACGGGGGCGGGTTTTGTTTCAGCTTCTTGTACACTTGGGCTACGTCCATGCCACGGTACTGCTCGTCGAGTAGTCCGCACTCGGGCATCTTGATCCACCCGTGCCGGTTGGCGTTGGTATCGAACAGCTTCACGTTAATTACGTAGTCCATAGCCATGTTGGCTAGCTGAGGGTTGTCCTTATGCAGATGTTCCCAAGTAGACAGATGACGGTACATTTTATGGAAACATTCATGCAACATCAGGAACCTGAGTTCAGAGTCGTTGAGACTCTCGACAAACCCACGGCCATACATTTCATCCTTGCCATTAGTACAAGCAGTCGGTAGTCCGTCGACTACACTCTTGCTACCGATCATCAGCACACCGGACAGAGCGATGAACTCGTCCCTGCCCATGATGTCGGACGTTGCCTTATGTAACCGCTGTTCTGCGGTTAGCTTCTTACCTATGCTTAGTGACATTTCACACCTCACGCATCTGCACTGAATAAGTAGTTATTAGCCATGCACCAGTTGGTAAACTTCTGGTTGGTCATCACAAGCGTCTGCTTGTTATATGTCGGCTTGCGTACCTGAAGCACGAACAGGGCTTGGGCTTCCTTGTCCAGTCGCTCGAAGTATTGAAGCCACGGCGTTACGAACTCCTGCGTCATGTTGGCAATCGCACGGTTCACAAGCATCACCATAGCTGAGGCTGTGTCAGGCACCTTAGCTGTCATCGGGGAGTCGATGATGTCCTTCTGCTTGGGTAGCTGGTCATACAAGGCGATGTATGCCTCAAGGTCTGAGCCACCACGCGCACCGATCGTACCGATCAGGGCTTGCTTCAGAGTATTCGCACTTATCCTGTCCTTGGCATGGAGCCAATGGCTTGCCAATTCGAGAGACCTAGGCGTTACGAACTTCTTACGCTGTGCGTTCGGATGGAAGATATACGGATTGTCATCGGGGTTAGACACCTCCTCGAAAGACTGGAACAGAGCAATGCCATTCTCCTTGACCCACGAGATAATCGCCGTGTGAATCCCTGCGTTGTAAGCGAAGTCCTCGATCCATTCGTCAGCCGTAGGCTTCTTGAGACGCACCGTAGTAATGCGGTTCTCGTGATGTGCCATGAGCAGATCACCCACGCCCTCGGTCCCTAGATTCGTCGTTGCAAAGACAATGGACTCTGGATGTAGCTTACGTCCTGCGAACTCACGCTCTAACATGAGACGCATCGCCGCGTTCTTGACACTCTGGTTCATCTTGCCAAACTCATCGAGCATGACAATGACCGGACCATCGACGTGCATACCCATCTCTGCATTCGGTGCGAACTGCACGTAATTACACACAGCGTTGGGATCATCACGCACCACCTCTGGGAACATCATGTCACCCAAGTCCTTAGTCGTACCGTCGAAGTAGAACGACCTGTGATTAGGCAATGCTTGCCTGAGAATCTTAGGGATTGATGACTTGCCACATCCCATGTGACCTTGGACTAGCGTAGTCACACGACTACCGGTTGCGAGAATAGCCTCGGCGCACTCGCTGAGGTTCATAGCATAGAGTTGTTCTGCTGTTTGCTTGGACATTTTAATCTCCTAGGATTGTAGATATGAGTTAAGCGTATATGTGTTCGTGGTAATTACTTACCACCAATAGTTTCAATAAAATAAACCTTTACCATTCAAACTCCTTGAGCAGCTGGTCTACCTTGCGCTTAGTGTCGAGCCTGTAGCTGTCATCTTCACGCAGGGCCTCGGGTGTTACCCCTCGTAAGGTCTGTTCGATACGCGCCTTGGCACGGCGCATGGTGTCGTCTCCTGTGATGTTGAACTTGTCGAGCAGGTCAATCATGTCCTCCACGTTAGATACAAGGGTGTCTCTGAATGTCTGCTTCTTCTCACCCTCTAGCTTCTTACTCATGTTAGTGAGCGCCTCGTGGGTGCGGTCCCACACGTCCTTGTATGCAGACTTCAGCTGATCTTGGTAATACGTCTCGTAGCTTGACTTGAGCATCTGCAGGGCATCGTGCCCTACGTCTACCCGGAAGTCACCCGCATCCGGTACCGGTGCGTACTTAAGAGTGATTGAATAGTGAGTCTTGAGTGTCTCCAAGTCTGGATAATGCTCCGGGTTAAACAGATCACCTAATCGGTCGGTACTTCCGGCTCTGACAATCATGTTCGGATACTCGGCATAGAAAGCA